TTCTTGTTGCAATTATTTGCCTGTTTAAATTTGTTAAACAAATTTTGTCATCATCTATTAAAACAAAATTTTCAACACCTGCTCTTACTAATCCTTCCATAACAAAGGAACCTACTCCACCTAACCCAAATATTGCTACTTTTGCGTTATTTAATTTTTCTATTTTTTCTTTTCCTATTAATAATTCTGTTCTTGAAAATTGATTTAACATATTCCTTTCTCCTATTCTTCCAATTTCTTTGTTTTTTATTCATTTACCATTTTATATAATTTTATACTCATTATTTCTGCTATTGATAATATAAATAAAATTATTATTATGCTTATCATTGGTTCTTTTAATAAAATTATTGAAAAACTTACTCCTATTATTGCTCTTCCAATTTTACTAGCTAATTCCATTATTGTTAATAAAGTTTGTTGTTTGTCCTTATCTTTCTATATTCTATTTTTCCTTTTCTTCTTTTCGATTTTTTAAAATTGCTTTTAGTCCCTGTATTCCTTGTATATTTACTAATCCATTTTCTACTTGTTCTGCAAATTGCTCTAATGTTAGTTTTTTAAAAGAATTCATTTCTTCTGAAAACATGTATACATCTATGCCATTCTTTTTGGCTACAGTTATTCCTAGTTTATATTTCTTTTTGCTATTAATTTTTTTGTAACAATCTACAATATTTATTTTTTTCTTATCTTCTTTTGAAAATATTAATCCTTCTTGATAATCTGTTCCTATTATATCTTCCATTCTCCATCTTCTATCCGCATATTTCATATTCTTATTGACATATGCATCTAAATTATTGAAAACAAATTCTGCCTTTTCTTCTAAATTTTCAAACATTTGCATGTTTAGTTTTATTAATTCTAAGTATTCATCTGTATAATACTGGTCTTTATTTATATATTGTAATTTTTTGTCTATGTTTTCTAGTTCTTTTCTTGTTACTAAATCTGTTTCTTCACCAATCGCTTCACCAAAGTGTTTTGTCCTCATATTTGCTTTTATATATCTCATATCTTCTTGTAAATCAAATTTATATTTTTGGTCTTCTTTGGTAGTTATAATATTGTACATGTGTGGATATTTACTATAGTCTTCTGGTGCTATAATTGATTCAGCTTTTATTCCTAATTGTTTTACTATGTGTTCATATATATATGATATTGATTTACATATTATTGTATTATTTTCCATACTTTTTTCAAGTTCTTCTTGAAATCCACTATGATCATATATTTCTTTCTTCCTTCTACTATTTCCAAATGAAAAATTTAGGTCAAATGCAAATCTTTTTCCTAAATCTAAATATACATATCGTAATTTTTCAATATCTGAATATCCTTCTGTTTTTCTTTTTACTTCTTCTATATATTTTTCTAATTTGCTCAAATTTAATCACCTTTTCTAGTATATATTTTTTGTGCCCTGTTGTCAACATAAAAGATTTTTCTTGTTACAATTTACATAAATTGACTTTAAATAATATTTTTGCTATAATAGTTTCGTTATTTCCATATTGTTTGCAATAAGATAACTATCTATTGCCAGTATAGACTTAATAAATAGAAATTTTTTTACAGGAAAGGTGGACTCAATATATGCAAAGCAGTAGTAAAGAAATTTTTCTAGAAAATGTTCCCGAACTTTTGAGAAAGGCTAGTAAGGAATCAGATTGTATCCCAAAGGATATTGCAGATTTTTGTGTTTATATATCTGAACTTGCAGATGAGAATTTAACACCAGCACAGTTATGCAACTTGGTATCTAATGCACTAGATGATGTTATGAATGGTATCGCTAATTTTGAGTTATGTTGTGAAGCTCATGAGCTTATGCAACACATTACTTATTTTCCCTCGGTTATAAAAAAGATTACCACTAATGATTTTTCAAATAACTTTGATAAACTTTTTTCAAAAACTTTTGGAAAGCCTAGAGAATTAAATGAAAAAGATAAAGATTATGGAGTATTAATTCTAGCTCCAAATGTAGTAGATATTTCTAACAAGCTTAAAGATGAAGTATTGCTCAATCTTTACAACAACGCACATTCAAGAGGCCTTGGTTTTTCAAATTATAATCCTAAGCCTATGAATAGAAAAGAAGCTCAAGATTTATTAAAAAGATTCACATATTTTGGCTATCTGCCAGGACGATCATTACAAATCGATTTAACTTACGATATTATTGATACTTCTGCTTATAACAAAAACAATGGTGCAGGTGCTGCCGAAAAGGCCATCTCACTTTGTAGGAACATTAAGTAATAGTTTTAAGGCATTGCATAATTGCGATGCTTTTTTACTTTTAGCTCAAAATATTGCACTTACTGATATAATTTACATAAATTGACTTCTAGTCCCATTTTTGGTATAATAATAGTGTTATAGCTTTATATTTAGCAATAAGTATAATTATTTATTGTTAGTTAATGCTAAAATAGTATAAATTTTTTTACAGGAAGGGTGGACAAAAATGAATGACAGTAGTAAAAAAATTATATTAGGAAATGTTCCTATATTAAATAACGCTTCTGATAAATTTAAAGAAGCTTCAAAAATTAAAAATGTACCTTACGAGATATCTGAAGACTTGTGTGGATATTTATCTGAATCTGTAAGTTATTCTATAACTCCAGTACAACTTATATTGTTATTGGAAGATGTATTAGATGAATTATTCGTTGGCAAAAACATTCCGTATAGATTAGCAGATGAAGCTTCAAGAATAATGATATATTTGCGTTACTTTCCATTAGTAATAGATAAAATTGCAGATATAGAGTTTTCAGATGCTTTTAGAAAATCATTCGAAAATGTTTTCGAAAAGCCAATTGATAAAATCGAAGAAAATGCTAAAACATATGGAGTAACCACTTTGGATGATAATTTGGTGGATATTTCAAATAAGGACAAGGCTGAAGTACTAGCCAGTCTTTACAATCGCTCTCATCCACACGGGCTTGGGTATAAAGAATTTACTCCTGAGCCTCTAAGTATTAAAGAAGCTAAAGAGTTACTAAATAACCAAACCGTATTTGATTATTTAAAAGGTCGCGTAATAAAAATTAATCTTTCTAACTCTGTTATTAATACATCTCTTTATAACAGAGTTAATGGCGAAGGTGCAGCAGAAAGAGCTATTTCGCTTTGTAGGAACATTAAATAGCATCAAAAAGAACATTGAATTATATCCAATGTTCTTTTTAACTATTTTTTCAACTTTTCAAACAAATCCTCATATACCTTATTTACTTCAATGTAATTTATCATCATGATTTTATGTCTATTTGTTGTCAACTCATATGATGTATTTTCTTCTATTTTTGGACAACTAATTTCGGTACCAGTAAACCAATTTCTATTTATCATGTAGGCTACTGCTGCTATATCCCATATTACTCTCCTATTCTTTACTCCATGATATCCATCATCATGGAATCTTTCTATCAAATAACTGCATAAATCATTTTTATCTTTCAAGTGATATTGCAATTCATATATAGATGTTCTCAAATTAGAAGCTACATTTTTACAAGGTATTACTGTTAGTTTTACTTTTGATTTAAAAACTATTCTAACTGCTTCTACATCTTGCATAAAATTAAATTCTTCATTATTATTCTGTAATAAACTGTGTCCACCTAGCCATACAATTTCTAATTTTTCTATTATTTTAGGTTCTTTTTTTATTGCTAGTGCAACATTAGTAAGTGCTCCTATTGCCATAATATATGTTTTTTCATTCTTTAAAGCTATCTCTATTATTTTATTAACCGCTTCACTATTTTCATTATAACCATTTGAGATATAATCTCTTGAACCCTTAAAAACTTTATTTTCAGTATTAAAGTTTGTCCATTTGCATATTTTTATTATTTCGTTATAACTTAATTTTTGCCCTTCTGCAACAGTTACATTTTTTTCTTTATTTGAATATGGTGCTACTGTTATTGCTTCTATATTAAACACATCTTGTGATTTTATCATGTATGCAAGTGCAAATTGGTCATCACATTCATTATAGGTATCTGTATCTAATATAACATTTACTTTCTCTTTTTTATATTCATTAACAAAATCATATATTTCTTTCCAATTATAAACTCTTTGAATATCTACATTTTTGTTATATGGAGTGTCCATTAAAAGTGTAGTTATACTGTTTTCTATGCAATCTTGGCAAATATGTACCGAATCGTCTATCATGATATCTATATCATTTTCTAAGCATTTTTTCGTTTTTCCATTTTCCTGATTTTTATATGCATTTGTTAAAATTAATTTATCATAATAAATTCCCGATTTTTCTAGCCATTCTTTTGTCATATTATATGGATTCGTATATTCTCCATTGTCTCTTCCTGTTATAATATAAATCTTATGTCCATCATTTTTCAATTTTTCTATATATTCTTTTGCTCCATCTATTACCTTTAGATTTTTGACAATTTTTTCTATGTTGTTATTATAAAATTCTTTTTCTTCATCATCTGTCCAATCAAACATATTCTTTCTTATATACTCTGCTTTTTCATTTATAATTCCTGTGTTTCTTAGCTCTTTATCATGTTTTTTATATTCTTCTAATAATTGTTCATTAAAGTTTGAAATAACATTATCTATATCTATTCCTATTTTCATATATTTCCCCTAACTATTCTAATTCTACCAATATCATTTTTATCTATCTATTTTGCTTTTACATCCAACTTCACTGTACTAAAATCTTTTCATTTTCTTCTTTAATTCTTCAAAGTTATGTGCATTCTTATGAAATGCCAATGTAGTGCTACTAAATAGTCTATTATCTTGCGCATATTTATCCCATTCTTCTTTTGTACAGTCTGGATTTTTCTTTATATATTCTTTGAATTTTTTCTTACTTTTTCTATAATTATCTATCATACTATCACCGATAATAGTATGCTTTTTTATTGAAATTTTATTCAGTCAAATAAAAAATCTATTGCATTAGTTTTGCATTAATTTAAATAATAAAAACCTTATAAAATATTGATATTTCAATACTTATAAAGTTTCACTTAATGGTACCGATGGTGGGCACTAATATAATCTAAATTTGCTACTAATATCAATACTTTAACTATTTTTTATTTTTAATTTGGGACTTTTTTGGGAATTAACCTCTAAAAAATGCATTAATACTATTAATTCTAGAAATATTATATACTTTATAAAAAGTCTTATTAAATATCTTAACAATTATTTTTTCTTTCCAATTTAGTTTTTTCATTACTTCATCTTCTACTACATTCATTACTACATTTCTCCTTTTTCTTTTTCAGAGCTCTTTTGATGTAATAATTATATCTTAGATTTTATCTAAATATTAAAATATTTTATAAAAATACTTCTTTATTTTATAAAACTTGCTTTTTGTCGAATTTTGGGTTTTACACTAAAATGAGCTACATCTGTTGTAGCTCTAAGGTTCCAGTATCGTATAAGTCCGTTATTTTTTTACCCAAATTTTCTGCTATTACTAACATTTCTATAAATAATATTTTATCTACATTTATTTCTATTTCTGCTAGTCTATGTCTTTCAATTCCTGTTTCTTCTGATAATTCTCTTAATGATATTCCCATCTCTTGTCTAATTTCTTTTATTTTTAATTCTACAGTCATAAAAACACCTCTAGCTTATTATTGCTAGAAGTATCTTTTTTTATGCAATTTCCTTTTTAGCCTTTTTTGATTCTTTCTGTATTTCTTTCATTATGCTTTCATAACTCTTGTTTGACATGAATTGTAAACTTTGTATGCTTAATAAATTAAATCTTTTTGCTAATTCTGTATACTGCTTTCTTGTTAATCTTATTCCTAAAATTTTTAGCATTAGTAGCGAATTGTTATATGCTTCTTTCATATTCATCACCTCTACATAGATTATAGCACATTATGTTAATTTTGTGTGTCGAACGGTGTCGAAAAGAAAAAGAACTATTGCTAGTTCTCTTATCCACCATAACATTTTAATATATCTTCATCTAAAATAATATTTTGTGAAAATTCATGTGGTTTTAATCCATTTCTCGCTTTTATCCAAGGTAATTCTGAATGTGTTAGTTTTTCTAGTTCATTTCCTGAATATTTACCATATATATTAAAAATAACATCTAAGAAATCAGTAACATCTTTATCTATATTTTCAACTTGATTTGTCTGTGAAAAATTTTTATAATTTTTCATATTATCAAATAAAGTTCTAAAAACTGGTCCATGTATCCATGCTTGTGGATTTTCTTCAAATAGTTTTTTGCCATTATTTTTAACCATATACCAAGAATAAGCATAGTACACTAATTTTTGTATCTGTATATCTGTAAGCTCTGGATTTTTTGATAAAAAATATTGACCTATTATTGTAGCATTTAACATTTAGACCACCTCTTTCTTTTCTATGTATTTTTCTACAAATTTTTTACCTTCTTCTGTTAATTTTATAATTTTATCATCTTCAGATGGTTCTATTATATTTAAGAATTTTAACCCCTCAAAAATCGTATCGTATTTATTCCTCGCTATTTTATCGATTTCCTTATGTGTAAATTTCACATTTTTTTTATTTCTTTTCTTATATCCTTGTATTATTCTACTTTTAAATTGGTCTTTATTGATATATTTTTCATTATATATTATATGTAGCAAACTTTTCGCTTCGGTATTTATCATATTATATGTTGCGAAATCTCTCAATTTACTATTCTCATCTTCTAACTCTTTCTTATTACATTCTCTGCATTTTTTTTGCTGATTATTAGATTGCTTTATTCCCAAAAGCGTTTTAGCTGCATTTATAGTGTTTTCACTTTCATTGTTACTTTCTTTTGATATCTTCTCTAAAAATTCTTTTTGTTCATTAATATTCTTAAATTCTTCTTTAACATGCTCTGCTAATATTTTTTTGTTTCCAAATATAAGTGAAAAATTCATATCCTTCAAAAGTTCTTTTATAGTTTCCCATTTATGGAAAAACCATAATAAAATTCCAATCCCTAGCAATATATAAATAAATATATACAAATTATTAAATATACTAATAATGTTTTTAAATTCATCAATCCCACTGAATATATTAAATGTTAAAAACAACTTTAATATAAGCGGAAGCATAAAAGGTATTAAAAAAATAATTAAAACAGCTATTGTCATCTTTAGTACTGAAAATAAAAAGTCTCTCATAATATACCCCTCGCCTTAATTCTATCATAATAATTAATATTGTCAATAGCTTTTATAATCTTATTTTTTATTGATATTTCAGCAAAAATCGACTCTTTAGAATCGATTTTAAGCCGTTTTATTTTTTATTTAATATAATTGTATGCCTTGATTTTTAGTCATTTTTTATATTTTTATGTTTTATAACAATATTCGACAGTGTTTTTATTTTTAGTGTGATATAATATAGAAAAAAAGGAGTGATTTATATGCTTATGATAAGAAAAGAAAATCTTAAAGAATATGAAAAATTATTAGAATTTTATAAAAATAAGGATTTTTCAACAACTAGAAACAAGAAGGAAAAAGAAATTGAATTGGATTCTCTTAAAGTACTCATGCAACAAAAGCCTATAATTGATAAACTTTTAAAAAACGATACAACTAATTATTTATCAAGATTAAATGAAATGGATTCGACAATTGAAGGATTTCCTACTTTGATTAATACTATGCAAAACTATCTTCAAAGTAATATTCAAGCAATTAAAAATAGAGAATAAAAAGAAGGACTATAAAGTGAGGCTGCTAAAAAGTAGCCTCACTTTATAGTCCATTTATTTTACATCTTTGTACAATAATTCAATGCAATCCATCCACTTGGAGTTAATCCAAATCCATTTCGAACCTTTGTTACTGTTGTTACTACTCCACGTTTTAATCCATTAGTATATTGATTTCCTAATCTTTTATTTTGGTATCTTGCATTTGCTGTTAATCGTTTATATCCTTTTATTTTATACTTTGTACCTGCTCCTGTTCTGACATTTAAGACACTAGCATTTACTTTGTATTTTCCTGTTGTATATTTCACACCAGAAATAGTTTTAACAGTATTTTGTATTGAAGGCATATAACTTGTTAAATAATTACTAGAAACCCATCTATTTGTTCCTACTCTACTCCAGCCATCTCTTGTTTCATATACTAATACTGCTGTACCATACTTATAAGAACCTATTATGCTTCCATTTACATTATTTCTTATATTTAATCCTATTTTAGCATTTACATATCTAGTATATGCTTGTGTTGTAACTGTTTGTTTATTTTCTTGTGTACTACCATCATATTTATATGCAAAGAAACCTTTGTAATTAGCATATTTTTTGAAGTTGTCTACACTTACATAAACTTTATTGCCTTCAACTACTGCTTTTCCCCTTCTTGTAGCTGTATCAAATTTACCAGCATACAAGTATGGATCATATATTTCTATCATTCCGTTTTCAACTTTAGTTAGTAAAATAAAATGACCACCTGTAGTAAATAATCCATTACCACAACTAGCCACAACATAATTTTGACTTTCTAATAATTGCAATGCTCTTTGAATGTCTGTTGTTTCTTGATATCCAATATTAAATGTATCTGCTACAAATCTAAAAGCACTCCAATAAGTTCCATTGTTAGCACTTCTGTATCCATATTTTACAAATAAGTCACACATTTCTGGTGGTGTTATTGTTCCCTTTGTTGCTGTTACTACCATACTTGCACAAGTTGGCCCACAACCTGATGTTCCTATTGTTTGGGAACTATTTCCTACACTAGAATACATTTTATAACGCCATCTATTGTCTATTTGACTATAATATGTAAGTCCTTGATAATTTCCTAAAGTAACATTAGGATATTCGCTTGTGCCATTGTATGCTATTTCTCCTTGCTGTTCAAATTTTTCATCCTCAACTGTTTGTTCTCCTGCTACTGCTTTTTCTTGTTCTTCTGTTTGTACTTGTATTTCTGTAGTTGGTAAGTCTTTTACTTCTTGTTCTGTCATATCGTATGTGCTAATATTGTTTTTAACTTCATTTACTACACCATTTACAATTTCATTAGTTGAACTATTTTCATTTGCTTTGTAAAATCCCAATCCACCTAATATTCCAACTATTACTGCTGAAATTATTAATATTATTTTTCTTTTTTGCTCGTTATTCATTGCTATCCCTCCATTTTTATTTCTATTTTTTCAATATCTTTTTCTATAGCTTCACATCTTCTATCATGTACTTGCAAAAACTCTGATTGATTATCCATACTTTTCTGTAATAATTCCAAGGATTTAGCTGTATTCATATTTGTATTTTGTATTTCGATTAAGCACTTACCATTTTGTTCTATTGTTTTTTGCATATTTCTTCTAGTTGTAAGCCAATCGTATAAGAAAAGTATTACTATGACTAGTGAAACACCATATTCGTTTATCAATTTTCCTATTTCTTGCATTACTCTTCCTCCTTTGTAACACTATCTTTGTCTACTACATACTCTACTTCAAAGTCAGTATCTAAGTTTGTTATTAGTTTGAATATATTTGTACCTTGCCATAATTCTATAGGAGATATACTTGATAGTTTTATTGTTTGTAGTTCAGCTAATCTAAAATAGACTGGCATGTCTTTTAGAATAGCTCTTGCCTGTTCTTCAGTCGTATCTGGTTCAAATACAAAATACATATTCTTGTTATTTGTTGCTAAAGCTACTTGTCCTGGTAAAAATGCACCTTGTTGTGGTCTTGATTTAAATTTTGTTGTTAATACATCACATACTTTTGTTGGGTCGTTATATTGATATATACCATAATTACTAAAATCTATTCCCCAATATGTTCTAGTAGTAGATGATGATTTTTGAACTAATTTCTCCCTACCAGTCAAAACAATTTTTTCTATGTTCTTCTTAATTTCTACTTCGCCATTTCTATTTACTCTTAATATATCTTTTACATCTCTCATTTTAGATAAGATATTACCTTGCAGATTTATTGGAGTTATTATAGGCTCGTGATATGGTTCGTAAGGTGTTGCTGTTGAACCTTTTTCTATTTGAACACTTGATATTAAATCATTATAAGTATTTGGTTCTGTTGCATATGTGTTGTATATTTTTACTAATAAATATTTAGCATTCGTACCTGTTGTAATCTTTTCATTTATAATACCTGTATTATCATTCTTTTTTAAAAATGTAACATTATCTCCAACTTTTAAGTCTTTCTTTGAACTTTCATATACAAGATATGTTTTTCCTTCAACATATCTTGAAATTATATATGTTGAGTCAGGTAAACAAGGGATAATTATTGTGACCAAATAGTTTGAAGTACTTGTATTAGTAGGAGATACGACTATTTTCCCAATATTGTCCGGGGTTAAACCTTTTAAAAACATATCTTGGCTATCTTTATCAAATAAATTCTTTCCACTTTGTTTTATTTTTATTGCAGTCTCATTTATTTTTATCTTTGAATAATCAGTTAAGTTTCCTTGATATGAAACTGTAAATACCATATATTTTGCATTTGCTGGTGAATTTACTACACCTTCATTTTTACCACCTAGTGTTATTCCACTAATAAACTTTTTATCTTTATCATACCAAGCTCCCCAGTTTCCAGATGGTTTATCACTGTATATATAATAATATGAGTTTGCTTGTATTTCTATATAGTCTGTTCTTTTTGAAGTACTATTGCCAATAAATGAACCATTTCCATCACTTACATAACTACCATTAATTATATTGTTTTTATCGAATAAATTATCATATCCACCTACACTTGTTATTTTTTGTGTATAGTCTGGAGATGGAGATGGTATTCTTCCTGTGTATGGCTCATACGTTTTTTTCTCTACTCCTTCTGTTATCATTAAATAAAATACTTTATGAATTGTTACTCCGCTTGCCACTTTTATTCTTACATATGTTAAATTAGTCTTATTTGTAAATGAAACTCCTTCACCTACATCATTCACTCCATAAACATTCAAATTTAGACAATATGTTGAAATACTACCACCAGCAGGACATCCGCTTAGGAAGTATATTTTATCTTGTGAGCTTGGTGTGAATGACACAATGTCGAATTGAGCATCTGCCGTTGCTGTTCCTGTTACTTTAATTGAACCATCACTTTGTCTTGTAGCTGTAACTCCATTTTTAGTTTCAGTAGAATATGATGATGTATCCAAAAGTTGATATCCTTCCGTTGTCTCTTGATAACTGTTTCCCTCTATTTCAACTGCCTTTACTGGTAAATCTACAGCATTTGAACATATACCATCGTTCACAACTTTAGTCGGCTGATTATCTATATACTTTTTTATCAGTTCTGGATAATCTCTCATTACATTGTAAGGCGTTTCTAATGCATTCTTAATTTCAACCTTTGTTTCATTTAAATATTTTAGCTTTTCTGCTGTTGTTCCCATTAGATTACCTCCCCATTTATAGTATCTAAGATTGTATCTATATCTCCGATTTTTTCTTGTATGTTACTTATTGCTTCTTTATTTTTTGTATTATCTGTTTCTAGTGCTTGTATCTTTTTATCTATTCCTACTGAATATTCATCTATCTTGTCCCAGTTTTTGCTCAATGATTTATCTATATCAAATATACTCTCGTTGCTTTCTAAGGGCTCATCATGTTTAAATAATTTTAAATTCTTTGTTTCACTCATTTATTTCCCCCCTAATCTGTTGTTTTTGTGTATCTAATCGTAAAAATAACTGTTCCAGCAAAATAATTATTATTTCCTTTTGTATGGTATGTTAGTTTCTTATACGAAGTCGTAGACTCAAATCTAGTAAAGCTATTTTCTCCTTCACATCTTTCTGCATTATAAATATTATTAGAATTTGATTTTAAAACTCCACGCCCTTCAATTAATGTTTCTATTTTTAAGTCTGAAATATCTATTTCTTTTGCTGTTTTTTCTGAATTATTTGATGTTGTTGTAAATACAAATACTTTTCTATAAATTTTTTTGCCATCAATCCATCTTTCTCCTGTATACACTTCTTCTGTTGAATAAATTCCAAAGTTTGCTAAAGCTTCTGTTATTTCTTTAAGTAAATTTGCCTTTGTAATCTTTTTGGTTCCTGTATCGACAATAGGTATTATGTCTGTATCGCTTGCTGTAGTTTTTTCTTGAAGTTCACTTATTTTTATTCCCATTTAAATTCCCCCTAGTTTTTTTATTTGTTCTTGTAAACTATTTATTGTTTCTTTCATGCTTTCCATCTCTTCTTGTTGTTCTTGAATTGCTTTAGATAATGTAGCTATTATTGGTAATTCATTTACATAGTACATTTCATCATTTCTAGCAGTTTTAGGACTAATTAATACAAAATTTGGGTCTATTTCTTCTAGTTCTTGAGCTATATAACCTATGTTATAATGTTTGTCATCTGTTTTTTTATAAAATTGCCTATGTTGTATTTTTTTAACTATATCTAATGCTCTTACTTCACTGTCTTTTATATTGTCCTTAATTCTTCTGTCTGATGAAATATTATTTGCATAAACATTACCATCTGCAACCATTAAACTTCCACCATAAAAATACGCTAATTGAGTATTTATAGCAAAATCCCCACCTTTTGCAGATATGTCTCCATTATCTGTAAAAAGTACAAAATTATTATCTTCTCCTATTTTGAATGAATTGCTTCCTGCTTGATTTCTAAAGAATGATATTTTATCTAAAATATTAATTGTCGCATAAGTTGTAATGTTATTCCCTATATCTATTACCATTAAATTTTGATTGCTTTCTGTGTCTTCGAAATATAATTTATCTCCGCCAGGATCTCCAAATATTTTTATTCCACCGCTAACAATACCTTTTCCTAAGCCTTCTAATACTAGATTACATGCTGTAAGTACTAAGTTTCCCCCTGCATTTTCGCTTGCTTTTGAACCCATCTCAAAATCTTTTATGTAAAAAATTGGGTGAAAAACTCCATCGCTTTTTGTTTTTATTCCCCATGCCATACCATTCTCTGAAGTTTCTCCATACTCTCCATCCACAGCAAAGCTTATATAGTTTTGTTCTCCTTCTTGTTCTACTCCCATTTCTCCGAAAATATCTTCTCCATTTTCATTAAAAAAGTGTTGTCCGTTTTTATCTAAAGACATCATTACTTTGTTATCTTTATTTAATATAGCTAAACTTGCATTATTATTTATTACCATCATTTGAATAAATTCTGATATTTGATTCCATGCAACCTTTACTGCTTCTGCATTTTGCTCTATTTTAGTTCCTAGTTCTAACTTAGTTAGAAATGTTTTTGAATAATCATTTTCTATTATGTATTGTGCATAGTAATTAAGTCCTGAAACTTCATTTATGAAATAATAAGTTTGTTCTTTTTGAGATGGTAGTATTATCTTTTCTTCTAATATTGTTTCTTGTTCTTTTGTTAAAACATAAAGCTCGCCTTGAGAATTTACACCTATTCTTCTTACAACTTTTATAGTTCCATCTTGTTCTATTTCTAATGTGTCAAAATATTCTTTGCCATCTTCTGTTAAGTTTCTAAGATAGTCATCTAAAGTTATTTTTAGTGATTTCAAATAATATGAACCTTCTCCTATAACAAACTCCTGACCATCTTCTGTTAGTAAGTCTTCTCTTGATTCTGTCTGTAAATATATTGATTCTCCATATCCCCTTTGATGTGCACTAGCACATATTGTAATGTTTTTACTTTTAAATAAAACTGTATTTCCATATACAATAAGTTTTAGTATGTAGCCTTCACCTTCTGCAATGTCTGTTAAACATAAATTTTCTATTTGTGTCTTTTCTTTAGTGAAGTCTTGAATGTTTTCTACTTTTTGCGATATTCCATCGACTGTTTGCTCTACTTCTGTTATCTTTTTACTTTGTTCTGTTGTTTCTTCTACTAGCTGCGTTATTTTTCCTTCGGCTTGATCTATTCTACTTTGTACTCTTCTATTTACAACCTTTTGGCTTTCCTTTTTTACTGTTGTTTCTTGTTTTTGTTTTATCGATATTTTATTCTTTATATCTGCTATAAATCTTGTTTCAAAGTTTGCTTCCCCTTGGTATATTACTGGCTTTCCATCAATTATGAGTTTATCTCCTACATCTAGTGCAGGGTCTATTATTACTTTTCCTTCAAAACTATTTGTTGTTAAGTCTTTTACTTGATTGTAAATATTTTTTACTTGTTCTTCATCAACAATAAACATATTTTCTTGATTAATCCATAATGTATTGTCTGTTTCATTGCCAAATTTAAAACTTCTTATTCCATCTTCATAAGACACTTTTGAAATTTTATATTCTTCACCCCATTTATAACTACCAAACAATTCTAAAGCTATTTTTTGTTCATCTTGATAAATACTCCTTATATAAAGCTTGCCATCTCTACCTATAAAAGCAAAACCGCCAGCACTTTCTGCAATATAACTTAAATATTCTCTTGCACTCACAGTGTTATCATATACCGCTATTCCCTTATTAGAGTTCAAAAAAGAAGTAGAACCTAATTCTACTCCTGCTTTTGAACATATATCTTTTAAAACTTGTAATAAAGTTGCTGGATATTTTAATTTGCTTCCATCATAATTGAACTCAAATTTTGACATGTTATCAATGCACTTTAAAGTTAATGTATTATCATCGTTATCTGTAAAGTCATCTATGTTAAAATTACCTATCGGTATAATTTCATAACTTGTGTTATTCCCTGATAAGCTTTTTACCTTTATTCCATTCAAAGTTCCAACAAGCATCGAATTTACTTCTGCTACTGTTAGACTATTATTAATTAAAATTCCATAGTCTACTTTTACATTTTTCATTCCTTCATATACTTTATCTTTGTATATTTTTAATTCTATGTATTTACTTGTTACACTTCCTAATGTTAACTCTTCATCGAACAAGGTTTGCCCAACTTTAAAATCCAAGATATAATCTGGGTTTATTAGTACTCCATCTATGTAAATATTTAAAACACTTTGTATATTTTTATATATTTGCTTCTTCCATTTTTCACTTGTGTTGTACATTAACTCAACCCCTTTGCTCTATTTACTGTTGCTTTTTGCTGTGTCGTTAATTCTTTTTGCATTAAATTAAAAGACACTTTCCATTTTGATTTGGAAGTGTCTTCATCTAATCCTGTTTTATGCATTTCACTTGTTCTTTTACTTACTCTGAACTTTGCATTTTCTAACATACCGCCTTGAACTGATGGACATTTTACTGTAACTATCATTGGATTTTGATATGTTGCTTGCAAAAGCTCTTCTGCTTCTTCTTCGCTTAAATAGTCCCAAGACATTTCAAGTTTTAACATTCCTACTGCAATTGGGTTGTCCATTAATGCTCCTGTTACTTTTGATGTATAACTGTCATTATCTGTGTCTTCTATATTATCTTTATATGTAGATGGCGTTTTCATTAATTTACCATTTAATTTCCATAACATATTTTTATCCTCCTACTAAAGCTTCTATGTCTTTTCCTGTTCTTCTTGTTCTGTCTCTTAAATCTTCTAATAGTATTTGTCCTAGCTTCTTATCTCCTACATTTACTGTCAAATAAATTGGTCTGTCATTGTTGTTTTCACTATAATTAGATAATACATCTTCAAATGTATCTCTCATTATATTTTGCGGAGTTACAATTTCTGGGTTCGTTCTAGCTCCTGAATATTCACCTGCCAGTACTGTTGTTGCTTCTGTTAAAACTCCACCTTTGGCAAGGTGTGGTAAGCTTAATGTTTTCATAGTTCCAACATGTACACCAGGAATCATATTTATCATACTAATACCATTATTTATCATTCTTATTGCGCTATTTATTGTTCTTTCTACTAGTGATATAACTCCATTTATTCCAGATTTAACAGCTCCTCCAATTGCATTTCCTATGCTAGTTCCAAGATTTGAAAATGAGTTTTTTACTCTTCCCCAAATTCCATCAAAGAAATTTCCTATATTGCTAAAAATATTTTTTATACTATTGTAAGCATCTTGAAATTTTTGAGAAATACTATTTTTTATTTCTGTAACCTTACTTGTAATAGCTGTTTTTATATTTGAAAAAATTTCTATAGCCGTTGATTTCATTTTGTTCCATATATCTGTAACTTTACTAACTAGATTTGATATTCCATTAAGTAAACCTTGAATTATATAATTACCTAGCTCCATCATTACAGTTGAAGGTGAATGTATTCCGAATGCTTTTTTAAATCCTTCAATGAATGGTATAAAAATATGGTCAATGACCCACTGACCTAAATTTCCTAAAGCTTCTATTATTCCTATGAAAATACCTTTTACAACATTTCCACCGCACTCTTCTATCTTTTCTTGAAAAAATTCTTTTGCTTTATCTAAAGCTTCATTTATTTTCTCACCTATAACCATTCCTAAATTTACTAAGCTAGCACAAGCAGAACCAAGCGCTTCAAATATTGCATCTGATACTCCATTCCAATCAAATCCACTTATAAAATCTAATAGTCCATCTATAATGACATTCCAGTCGAATGTTTCAAAAAAACCAGAAATTGTATCAAAAATTCCTTTTATTCCAGATGATAAAGTATCACCCAATGCCTTCCAGTTTATATTTTTAATAAAAGAACTTATTCCATTTCCAATAGCATTCCCGAATTTTTTCCAATCAAATGTTTTTACAAAACTTTCTCCTAAATATATGATTGTATTTATACCTTGTGCAAATGTGTTTCCTACTTGCTTCCAGTCCGTTGTTGCTATAAATCCATTTAGAAACTTGGCGATATTAGTTCCTATACTTTTTGCTGTATTTTGTATTTTATCCCAAGGTATACTATTCATTGCTTCATTTAATTTTTCTCCGATTATCGCTCCAACTTCATACCAATCTCCATTTTTTATAGCATCAATTATGTCGCTAGATGTATTACTCATTTGTGATAAATCAAAACTTGGTGCAGTACTTCCACTGCCACTTCCGCTATCAGAATTATTATCAGAAATATTATTTATTTCATCATGTACTCCTGCTAACTGTTTCGTTTCCTCTTTCGCCTTTTTGGCACTTCCAGCCATGCTTGCATATGAACTTGCACTTGCTTTAGCAAAAATATTTACCCCGGTTAATGCATAAGCTACACTTTGAATAGCTCTCATCAATTGATATACTAAATTTGTTACAAATTGTATAATTGGGGCTAATGCACTTCCCATAGCATATTTCATATAATTTATATTAGCACTTAATTGTTTAGCTCCTGCATTTTGACTAGACAGCCAACTTTGAGCACAACTACTTAATGTAGAATAAATACTTCTTAAACTAAATAATGCTGCTGCATATTTTAATACTGTTCCTATACCACTCTTTATTCCTGTACCAATATTTTTGGTTCTATTAGATATTTTTTCAGCTGCTTTTCTTATTAAGTTCATAGGATTCAAACATCTTGCTATGCTACTCCCAACATTCTTAAAAGCTGTTCCTATTTTTCCTACTACGCCCTTTACTGGCTCAATTTTTGATTTTAAAGCACTAAAAAAACCACCCAATTTACTTTGAGTAGTTGATGTTTGTTCTGTTTGTAATTTTAATTGAGCCATTTTGTTCTTTGCTTCCGTAAGTTGCTGGCTATAATATGCTATTTCTTTTGTCGCAATTTGCTCTTTATCACTTAAATTAATATATTGTTTATTGTTCTCTAATCTTTCAGGATTAACTTTATTCATTGGCTCATTTGCTATTTTATCTAATTTAGGTGTTATTATGTCCAGCTTTATCCTTCGGGCATTTATTTTTTCTTGTAAACTATCTATCTGCTTTTGCAACTGGCTTATTTGCTTTTGTGCATCTTTATTATTTACTTTAATTGCTATTTCGTTGTTTTCAGAACTCTTTTTTAAGTCTTGCATCTTCTTTTTCATAAAGTTAACTGCTTGATGTAATTTATTTGTCATTTTCTTTGTATCTACCTTTGAAAAAGCTTCTTGAGCTTGTTTCATTGTTTCTTTTAATGCAGGTACCATTTTCTGAAACTCTTTTAGTGCTTCTTCTACTTTTGCAGTTACTACAATTTCTATCTCTTCTACTGTCATTGTTATTCCTCCCTTCTATTTTAATTTTTAGTACAATAAAAAACACCTACTTTAAAAGTAAGTGCTTTATTTTACCCTTTCCAAGTATGCCCACAATTTTGACAAACACGTATTGTCTTTGTAGTATTCTTTATTTTTTTTCTTTTTCCTATAAATATTGCTGCTAATAATGCTGGGATAGTTAAAAAAATCCATTTTACTGGTATCCACCACCATCCAATACACAACCACCAAAGTAAACCGTGATGTTTTGTAACTAATTTTTGTTCATTAATTATCTGAAAATTTATATTTTCACTTCCACATTTTGGACATTTCATATTAATACATCTCCTTTTTTATTTCTAATATTAATTACAAACTCAATATTTTAATAACTCTTCATTTATTTGTCCTATTCTACTGGATATTTGCGAATATCTTTTGTTTTCTTCATCTGATAATTTTAAATTTTCAGATTGTTCTTCTAATTGTTTTATATTGTTTTCTATTTCTTTTAATTGATTTTCTAATTTTTCTAAATTATCCAAATATGTCTTATAATTCTCTATCTGTTTATTTATTGTTTCTATGTTTTTTTTATAAATTTCTTTTTCTTTTTCATTTGTTGCTAAATTTATTTTCTGTTTAAATTCAATTATTTGTTTATTTGCATTTTCTATATTAAAAACAGGAGTTGCATATTTTAATGTGCTTATTTGATTTTTTATTTTTTCTTTATCTGATTTCAAATTATTTTTTCTTATATTTATTTTATAATATTCTTCTTGTTTAATTTGGTATATTTTACATTCTTCTATTAAATTTGCTTTTTCTTCTACAAGCTTTCTCTGTTCTTTGTTCTTATCATCATTCTCTAAAACTTTTTCCTTAATATTGATTAGTTGTTGATTTGCTTTTTCTAGCTTATTTTCTAATTCGGTATTATTACTCTGTATTATTGCTTTTTCTTTAATTTTATTTATAATATTTTCATTTGTTTTATTATTGTCAATCTTTTCGTTTTTTTCTTTTAAATTTTGTATTTCTATTTCTGCATTTGCCAATCTTCGCTTTAAATCTGTTATTTCATTATAATAATCTGTATTTTGTACTTCTTTGTGTTCTTCTCCTATTTGTTTGCTTGTTGTATCTGGTTCTTTTGAATTATTAGCATTTATAATGTTATATGATGTAATACTTATTATTACTGTTGTTGCAAGAGTTCCAATTAAATATAATTTAGGTATTTTTATTTTCATTGTCATTCCTCCTTCTATTTTATATAGAAAGAGTATAACATTTTTACTTGTACTTTTTTGTCGAAACTTGTCGAATATTTACATTTTTTATAATTTATCCTTTAAATAACATTCTTTGTTCCTCTAATGTCTGTTCTTTCTCTTCTGTTTTAAATAATTTTTCATAATTATCTCTAATTGGTATTATTTTAGGATTTCTACTCATACTATCTGCTCTTATAAGTTTATTTGTTACCGCTTCTTGTAGATTAATTTCACGTTTTAAATCATCAATTATTTTTACAAGATGTGTCTGGCAATATGTATTTATTTCTGAATATTTACTATTCCAAAATTCGTGTGGTTTCATATCAAAATAATATGCTAATGGTTCCATTGAATATATTAATTCTATTAAATTATTAGTTTTTCTTATATTCTCAATAATATCATTTAATCCTTTTAGATTTGAGACATTATTTCTTTTTCTATTACCCTGTTTGATGCATTCTCTACTGCTTTTTCCAATAATTTGTCTGTATTCATTGTTAATAATGGATTTGATGTTATCTCTTTTAATTCTTTCTTGCTCATTTTCTTTTTGAAAAAACCCTCATCATTCAATGCCTCTGCTATCTTCGCATATAATTCACTTATAGTTATTCCTTCTGTTCTACAATCATCCATAAAGTCATATACTTCACTTGATGATGTGAATATACTTTCACCGTTTTCATTTTCTGCTAATTTAAATATTATTTTTGACAATGCTTCTATATCTAATATAGAATATGCCTTTATAAAGACTTCTTCAAAATTTTTATTTTTTAGTAGATTAGCTATATCTACTATTTTTCTTGTTTTTAGTACTAAATTTATTGTTTTATTTTTTGTTTCTATAATCATCTTTAATTCTCTCCTTTGCAAAAGAGAGAAGGCACAAGCCTTCTCCTAAATTAAAATTTTGTTGAATCTCCTTCAACTGGATATCCATCTGTTTCAACTACTGTTGAATTTTTAAATACTCTCATAGTATCTTTAATAAAATCTCCATCACTCATTTCTTGACCTGCTATATCTATTGTACATTTTACTGTTTGAACAAGTGGTTTTGATGCAACTGATGCTGTTGTATCTGGATATTTTAAGAATAAATATATTTCAGTATCTGCATCCGCTATTGCCATCATTGATTTATGTGTTTCTTGTATAAACATCATCTCAATATCAGCTGCTTCTGCTTTTCTTTTACCTTTTGCCATTCTTTCTTCATCTAAATCTAATGCACTATATGTTTGTCCTTCTTTTAAAGTTTTTAATTGTCCAACTTTTTGCACATAGCCTATTTTTGTTTTAGCTCCTGTTAAGCTTGTTGCATAAGATACTTCAGCTTTCATTGCAACTTGTGGTGTTGTTGTTTTTGGTGTTTCTACTGCCATTTTCAATTCCTCCTTAATTTTTTAAATTAAAAGAGGTTGTTATAGAATTATAACGAACCTCAAATGTTATTGTTATACCGTATTTTTGCAATATAGAATCATATATTGCAGGGCTGGTATTTGTCCTTATAAAATTAAATTCTTGAAGTTTTTTATCAACTTCATCTGCCATTTTCATTGCTTGGCGTTGTTTTTCATTCCAACAAGTTATTGATATTTGAAATGTAGAAAATATTGGAAATGCATTTTCAGTTTTATTTACTGACTTTAAAGGTGTATGTAATTCCAAACAAGGAAATTTACTTGTTGTGGTTGGATTTGTTAATATTTGTTTATATTTTAATGATTCTAGTTTTTCATATACTAAATCACTAAATTCTAATTCGCTTAAATCTTTCATTTACATACCTCCTTTAACATTTCATCTAATCTTTTCTTTGCTATTGCTGTATTTTCATTTCTGCTTTCAAACTCTGCATCCCCTATAAAATGATTAGCTTTTGAACCGACTGCCACATAAAATTGTTGTTTATTAATAGTTACAATTGGATAGCTTAACGATCTACCAACTTTATTTACAGGTATATACCATTCTGTATATCCTGACTCAATAAAATGTTTTGTTTTTCCAATGTGCTCTTGTTCCGCATACTGTCCTGTTCCAAAATACTCAAACCATAAATAAGACTGTCCATTTTCAGTCATAAATTTAGCAGGGTCTGCATAAACCCTGCCTTTAACTGTTTTAGTTGACATATCAATCATTTCAACAATAATTCCTTCTTCTTTATGGCCCTTCTCCAATCTTATTGCATAACCTCTTATGTTGTCTAATATATCTTTTGAAATTAGTCTTGCAGTTTGTGGCAATTTTTGAGTTATAGCATTTATATTTTTGAAATTATGTTTTACTTTAATATTACAATTGAAATTTATCATTGGATTTTCTCCATTCTATATACATAAGTACTTCCTATTTTATTTTTATCCAGTACTCTATACTCCGGAATAAACTTCTCTAATTTTGAGATATCTTCAAATGATATTCCATTGCCTTTTTGTATATCATAATCTCTAGTCGTACGACCTTTATATGTACTATAATCCACTTCACCTGTGGACTTTCTATCTAACTCGTTTACATCTTGTTGCATATTTAGCCAAGCCTGTCCTTTATATTTCCATAATTTATCTGGTTCTCCGTGGTCTTCTATTTCTTTATACTCTGATATATATACTTTTGTTAAATCTCGTAATAACACTATTTAATCCTCCTTAATCCAGATTTAATAATATCATTTCTTAATTTATCTATAATGTCTTCAAATGATGTTGAAATAGAACCTTCATTTCGACCTGTTAAGCCTTCTGCTCCCCTTGAAAGATATATTGCTTTTGTTGCTTTCTTTATATATGGAAATAATTTTTCATCATCTTTTTGTCTATTAGAAATATCAGAGGCAATAGAACGTACTTCCTCAAATATTTCATTTAAGACATCTTCATCATCTTTATAATTAGATGCTAAATCAGCTATTATTTTGTCTATATTGTTAGTTTCTGCCATTTCTATTGCCCCCTTAATTATTCTTTTTCTGCTTTTGTTTTAGCTTCTTTTGTTTCTTTCTTTTCTGCTTTTGTTTTAGCTTCTTTTTCTGCTTTGTTTATTTTTAGTCCTATAAATGTTGACATTTGTTTACCTCCTAACCTTCGTATGAGCAGTATACACCAGCTAATTTGTTTTCATATACATGTCCATATAAGTTGTTGTTTCTATATTTAAATACATTGTCATCTCCATTTTGGTCTTCATCTGGTGTAAAGTATTTTATGTATTGATCCATAGCTGTTACTACAGCAGATTTCTCAACACATAAGAAGTTGATATCTTTTCCACCTTCTACTAATTCATAGTAGTCTGATGTTGAAGGGTTTCCTGTTGGAGAAGTTACTTTTGAATATGCTCCAGAACTTTCTGTGTAATATGTCTTTCCCGATACTACAGCTGTATCTGTTGACTTAATATATGTGTCTTTTGCTTTTTGGTATCCATAATTTTCTTTTCCACTATTTAATGTTATTGCTGTATACATTCTTGTTTGTGGAACTTCAATTATTATTGAAAATCTTTCTAGAACTTTCTTTGATTTAGTTGTATCTAAATCGTCAATCATTCCTTTTAATGTTGGTGTTATAAATAAGATTCTGTTTTCTGTTGAAACTTCATCTTCGTCCATTTTATTTGTACATGCTCTTAATGCAGTTACAGCTCCTGCACCATCAGAAATAGTTTCTTTCTTTGTTGAAATTCCTGCTACTCCTGCTATTTTTGCAATTCTTGCAGCATCAGTTTCTGGAACTACTTTTGTTCTTACAAATTCTCCAGATAATCTTGCAAAAGGTAGTCCTAATGCTTCTTGATTATCTAATCTATCAATTCTTAAATCTTGACTTCTTTCTTTGTCATATTTTACTGATTCCCATTTGAAACTTGTTGAACCTTTTGTGTATCCATCATTTCTTGAGAAATCCCCTAAACCATCCATGTCTAGTTTAGCTACTTTGATTTCTCCATTTAATCCTTTTTGTACTGTTGTTTCATCTCCATCTAATATAGATGTTTTTGCTTCGTTTTTATATACCTCGTCTAATTTAGGTAAATAAATTGTTGATAATTCAATATTATTCATTTTTTAATCCTCCTATTTAATTAATCCCATTGCCTTTCTTATTGCTTCATCAGCACTTGACTTATTACCAGATGGGTCTGGATTGTATGGTGGCTTTTCTTTTGACCACTCATTTACTGCTTTTTCTACAATTCTGTCTTGAATTGACTTTATGAGTTTTGTTTTTTCTTGTAACTGCTCTGCTGTCATACTTTCATAATCAAAAAGATTTAAGAACTCTGGGTCAAATGCTGTGTCTTGTGTTGTTGCTATTTTCAAAGCTTCATCTTTTAAATCTCTAGCATTTAATTTTTTTTGCATTGCCTCATAATCTTTTTGTTGTTTTTGCAATTGATATTGTAATTTCTCAGTTTCGTTCATTTGTGCTAGTCTTTCTGCTTCTGATTTTTCAGCATCATTTTTAGCTTTCCAACCTTCCTGTGCTGTTTGAATAGCCTTTTGAACTCTTCTGTCAAATTCTGCTTGATTCTTTCCATCCTTTAAGAAATCATCAAATGTAACAGGATTGTTGTTTGCTCCTGTATTGTTTTGGTTATTTGCTCCCACTGATTCATTATTTGCCCCAGTATTAGCATTATTTGGATTATTATCTTGTCCTTCCATTCTTCACTCCTTTTGCCCCAGCCATTGCTAAAAGCCCCAGCCATTGCGAATTTGTATTCTGTTGTTCTTTATAGCCTGCAATCAGTAAAAAGGCATAAAAAATAGACGCACATCTACGTCTAAAAATTTATAATTATAAAATGTTAATAACTTATCTATTCTTTTT